TTGCAGAGCAGAATGGATTAGAAATTGAAACTGTTGCAGCTATAATCAAACGATCTTCTATTTTAAAAGAAAAGGTTAGAGCAGAAGCAGTTCAAATGAGGATGGTGAAAAAAGATGAAGATGATCTCGTCGACATCCTCGACTGATGAAGGGTTTAAGGCTTATGTAACATACCTTGCATTGAAAAGGCATTTTACAACTAAGTCCTATGACTTTTTCAAATACAACGGAAAGATAAAAGCTTCTGTTGATACATTTAGGACTCGTAATGATTCCTATTTCTTCTTGAAACTTGCCAGAAAAGATGACTTTCAAAACCTCATCTTGGCAAACATGATAGAAAAACCAGACATTTGGGTAAGAGATGTGCTTGAACAGGAAGGCTCAACTCGATACAATAACTGGAAAAAAAAGATAGATTCTTTGGGACATATCTTTAAAAGTGAAATAAATATTATGTTGGATGAATATAAGGATAATTTTATAGTTCGTGATGGTCAACATCCCCACATTATGACTATGCTATTGCAGAGAAAAATATCCTTAGAAACATTTACAATTATAACACATGCTGCAAATATTTTTGACTATTGGGATGAAAAAGTGGTTGACAAGATTGTAGCAGGTGATATAATTAATAAATCAAGGAAATATAAACCCTTCCTTGACATTGATATGAAAAGGTACAAGACGTTTGTCAAAGACCGATTTATGTGAAATAAAACGCAAATATAACGCTATATAAAGCAATATAAGGAGAACTACCTATGACTATGTCATTTGATGCACTAAAAAAGAACCGTTCGAAGTCACTAGACAAACTGAACGCTCAACTCGAAAAAATCTCTACAAAATCATATTCTGATCCTAATGAGGGCAAATTTTGGAAACCTACCCGTGATAAGGCAGGTAACGGTTTTGCTATCATTCGTTTCCTTCCACCTGCAAACGGTGAGGAAATGCCATTCGTTCGTGTTTGGGATCATGGTTTCCAAGGCCCAACAGGTCTTTGGTATATTGAAAACTCATTAACAACCATCAACCAGGATGACCCAGTTTCTGAATATAATTCAAAACTATGGAACTCAGGCCTAGAATCAGATAAGGAACTTGCTCGTAAGCAAAAACGTCGTCTGAAGTATACTGCTAACATTTATGTGGTGAAGGATTCTGCTAACCCAGATAATGATGGCAAGGTCTTCATGTACCAATTTGGTAAAAAGATCTTTGATAAACTCAACGATCTAATGAATCCTTCCTTTGAGGATGAAAACCCCGTAAACCCATTTGACCTTTGGGAAGGTGCTAATTTTCGTTTGAAAATTCGTCAGTTTGAAGGTTACCCAAACTATGATAAATCAGAGTTTGATTCGCCATCTCCACTTCTTGACGATGATGAGGCACTTGAAGCTGTTTGGAACCAAGAGCATTCTCTACAAGAATTGCTAGACCCCAAGAACTTCAAGTCTTATGCTGAGTTAAAAACAAAACTCTATCGTGTTTTAGCTCTCAATGAGGAAAGTGTAGGACAAACTGCATCTAGTCGAATGGAAGAAAATGACGAGTTGGATCTAAGTGGATTGGCTGGAGAATCTGCTGTTTCGACATCCGCACCTATGCAAGAGTCTCCTATGGCAACTGCTACGGTAGAAGATGACGATGATGATCTTTCAATCTTCAAAGAACTTGCAAAATCATAATAAATCAGTAGGGAGGGCTTAGGCCCTCCCTTTTACTTAAAGGAAAATAATATGTCAGATCAAGACGATATTTTATCATTTGACTTTGGATTTACTGCTGTAGATGCTGATGAATTGGATGTTGTAAGAACTGCAACGGAAAAGTCAGAAGAATTAACAGCCCAGGTCGAATCCACAAACGCAAAGGCAGAACTAATCTACAATGCAATTATGCCATTATTAAATAATCTTAAAACAAATCCTGAAAAGGATTATATTTTTTGGCCTAATCGACATGAAAAGATTGATGCGTTTGCAGACAAGCTTTATGAAATTATGAACGGGAGTTAATGTATGAGCCTATTGGACAAACTTGTTAAAAATAGTACTATTAAACTTACAGCTCAATTATCAGAGTCAAAAGTTTTTGGTAAAAAAGAAATGGCCCCAACCCCAGTACCTATGGTAAATGTTGCATTATCTGGCTCTACAGATGGAGGCCTGAGCCCAGGTTTATTGGTATTGGCAGGCCCATCAAAACACTTCAAATCTGCATTTGCATTGTTAACGGCAGCTGCATATATGCAAAAATACAAAGATGCTATTTTATTATTTTACGATTCCGAATTTGGAACTCCACAAGCATACTTTGAAACATTTGGAATTGATATGGACCGAGTAGTTCATACACCAATTACCAACGTAGAAGAACTTAAATTTGATATTAGTAATCAGTTAGATCAGATCGAAAAGAAAGATCATGTTTGTATCATTATTGATTCTGTAGGTAACCTTGCTTCGAAAAAAGAAGTAGAGGATGCTATGAATGAGAAATCAGTTGCTGATATGTCTCGTGCAAAGTCACTAAAATCTTTGTTCCGTATTGTTACACCACATCTTAATCTAAAAGACATTCCACTTATTGCCGTAAACCATACATACCAAGAAATTGGCTTGTTCCCTAAAGCTGTGGTTTCTGGCGGAACTGGTATTTACTATTCGGCAGATGCTATTTGGATTATTGGTCGCCAACAGGATAAAGTCGGTACTGAAATTCAAGGATATCATTTTGTTATTAATATTGAAAAATCACGCCATGTAAAAGAAAAATCTAAGATTCCAATCTCAGTATCTTGGGAAGGTGGCATTGTTAAATGGTCAGGTCTAATGGATGTGGCTGAAAAGGGTGGATATCTCAATAAGCCAAAGGTTGGTTGGTATGAAGCCGTTGATCCTGCAACCGGTGAAATTATATCAGACAAACTAATGAGAGCAAAAGATGTAAATAATAATGAAGAGTTCTGGCAGATGATGTTTGCAAAAACTGATTTTAAAGAATATATTAGAAAATTATTTACTATAGGTGCTTCCGGTAGCATTATGGGAGAGGATGATATTAAGCCCGTAGAAGTTGCAGAATAAAAATCTGTTGACTTCTACTACTTTACGTGATATTATAGGTATATAAAACAAATAGGGTACCCATGCTAGAGCAAACAATATTATCTAATCTTGTATTTAACGAAGACTATTATAGAAAAGTATATCCATACATAAAATCTGAATATTTTGATGATAACACCAACGGTAAAATCTTCGACACATTTACAGATTATGTAGAAAATTACAAATCACCTCCTTCTGTAGAGGCTTTAAAAATTTCATTGGATAAACGTAAGGATTTGAATGAGGATTCTTACAAAAATGTAATGAATATAGTTGATGATCTTAAAGTGGATCAGGATACTAATACAGACTTTCTTATTAACGAAACCGAAAAGTTTTGCCAGGATAAAGACCTTTACAATTCAATCCGTAAAGCCATTTTAATCATGGACGGTGAGGACAAACTTAACGATAAGGGAAATATTCCCAAATTGCTATCAGATTCACTGGGTATTACATTCGACCAGAGTGTAGGCCATGATTTCCTTGAGGATTACGAAGGCAGATATAACTATTACCACAAAAAAGAAGAACGACTTCCATTTGATATTGATCTTCTAAACAAGATAACCAAGGGTGGTTTGCCTCGCAAATCTATGACTGTTTTGCTTGCAACAACCGGTGGTGGTAAATCTTTGGTAAAATGTCATATGGCTTCATCAATGTTAATGCATGGTAAAAATGTGTTATATATTACTATGGAACTTGCTGAAGAAGAAGTCGGCCGACGGATTGATGCTAATATTATGGACGTTACATTGGATGAGGTCTCAATAACACCTCGAGATGTATTTGAAAAGCGAATGAGCAGATATAAATCCAAAACTCCTGGCAAACTTGTAATTAAGGAATATCCTACAGGGTCTGCTCACGTTGGTCATTTCAGACATTTATTAAATGAGCTAGAGATGAAAAAAGGTTTCAAACCTGATGTTGTCTTTGTTGATTATATAAACATCTGTGCATCTGCTCGAGTCAAAGGTGCCGCGGCAGCTAATTCATACACATTGGTTAAATCAATTGCTGAAGAAATCCGTGGTTTGGCTATGGAATACAATTGTGCAATCGTAACCAGTTCACAGTTTAACCGAGATGGCTATGGCAACTCTGATGTTGATCTGACTAATACTTCAGAGTCTATGGGTATTACTCATACTGCTGATTGTATTCTGGGATTAATAACATCTGAGGATCTCGACAGTCTGGGTCAACTGATGATAAAGCAATTGAAAAACCGTTGGGGTGATCTTGGATATTATCGTAGATTTATTGTAGGTATCGAACGTGCCAAAATGAAAATCTATGATCTTGAAGAGTCTGCACAAGCCAATGTTATGAATACAGATAATAACGGCTCCAAGGACAATAATCCGGTATTTGACAAATCTAGTTTTGGTCAGGTGGTAACAATGAAAGCAAAACGTAAAAATGTGTTTGAAGATTTGGAAGGCTTGAAATGAATTACACACTCGTAACTTGCGCTGATGGCATTAATCGTATATTTGAAAAATCTACCAATCAATATATAACTGTACAATCTACGTTTAAAAATTTACGATATTTGACTAATGCTTTAAATGATGGTTGTGGCTTTGAAGGGTATACTCCATCATTTATGTGTAACGATGCCAACTTAAAGTCATGGACAATGGATAACTGGAAGTGAAAATTTTTATTATACCATACACTTTTTCTACATTTTTCTCTGCTGAAAAAAGAGTAAGTGGTGTTGACGAAAGTATGCTTAAACAAATAGAAGTTTTAAAATCTGCTGGCCATGAAATTGCTACCTATATTCCCTTTACCGATCTTGCCAAATTACATAAGGAAGTAGCATATCATAGGAATAATGTTCCAGATGACATCAAGAAATATCTTAAAACTAAAAAAGGTATTTTTGTAAGAGAGATGGAAGCACGAATACTAGAATTTAATCCGGATGTAATTCTTTCTAATATGTATTTTTCTGCCAATTTTTATAAAAATTTACAAACCGTAAATAAACCTATAGTTTATATGTCACATGCTGTACCCGGATTTATGAGTGATTTGTTTTCGGCTAATGAGTTATCCGAATTTTTACAGAGAAATACTCTTGCGTGTGTTTCTAACTATCATGTAGAAAAAACCAAACTGTATTATGATAGTGGCCGCAAACATTGGTCATTTGGTGAAAACACAATAGAGCCAGATGGTGTTGTCTTTTCTTCGTATAGTAAAGTAGAAGATGTCATGGCATCTGATGGTGTTGTACGACACGTATCTGCAGCCAATAAGGATAAACAGACATTTTTTATCCATGAAGAATTGATAGGAACGGACATCAAATCAGAAGTATATACTACACTTAAATACATGGGCAAGGCAGACGAGGATTCGTATGTAAAGAAAGCAATGCTCAAGTTTGATACTAATGATCGGCCAGTATATCAGGACATTCCTCATAGCAAAATAATGTCAGAAATTTCAAGGTCTGTCTGTTGTTTTGTGGGTTTGGCGGCATACGATACATTTACAATAACATCATTGGAGGCGCTCTCTCGTGGGGTACCAATCATTGTTAAGGGTTGGCACGGTAAACATCCAGCACAGGAAATGGTCGAGCCAGAATTTCAAAAATATGTTCATGTTTTAGAAAACAAAAAAGATTTTATTACTGCTGTAAATGGGTTTAGTAAGATGAACTTGGCAGAAAGAAGGGCTTTGGCAAACTCATGTCTCAGGGTAACTTCTAAGGAAAAATATCGGAAAGATTTAGAAACTATACTATTTGATGCGATTAATAAGTATAGTAATAATGATAACGTGTCACTTATGGCCTTCTTTTAAATTATAAATATAAGGAATTATTTATTTAAAATAAATGAGATTAAAATGGTTAACAAAAGATTTAAAACATATTTCACTGAAGCTTCAATTCTAAAACCAGATTATGTCATTGGCCATAAATTTTCATGGAATGGTAAAGGTATCAAGGAATTTGAGGATGCTGGTTACAAGAGAAATGATCAGTTTGTAATTGTTGGTCCTACTGATAAAGCAACTCTTTTGGGCACGAAAGATGGAAAGTTTGAAAAATATTTGCTTGCCCCTGACGGAAAAACTTGGCTTTTTAAAGGTGGTGTAGGCTATAAGGCAAGTTCATTTACTCATGTGAAGGAATCTGGTGGCACACCTTCCGGAGCAGAATGGGAAAATCTTATTGTATATGCCTATAACGAGTCCAAGGGCTCAAAAACTGATGACGAAACAAAAGAAGTTGCCGACAAATATTGGTCAAGATACGGTGACATATCTAAAGAAATTGCCAGTAATTTTGATAAAAATCTTAAGGCAACTCAGTTGGTTCAAACGGGTAGAGGATTAGGTAATGTTAAATTAGGCAAGTTTTGGAAAGAAACCGGGGCCTCAAATAAAACACCTAAAACGGATATTGCTTCTGCTAATTTTAATGAAAAGATTTCATTGAAAAAAGGTGGAGGATCCCAACTTGCCTCTGCTGAGAAAAAAGAAGCACTTGCTATTGTGAATGCTGCCTTACACGAAGCAGGTTCTGATCCTAAATTTGCTAAAAAAATTACCGATGCTATTGAGTCTAGCATGACCAAACTGCTAACAAATGATAATGTAGGTAAACTACAAACACGTGCAAGCTCTGGGGACACATCACCAGAAATTATAGATTATCAGAAAAAAGATAAAGACCACAAAGAATTATCTGCCATGCTTCAGGCGGCAATCCATAATAAGGAAGGAACGGACAATTTATTTGCCAGACACATCGTTCTAGAAGCGGCAACTGGTAATAATAAATTTGGTTCTAGTAGTTCTCCTGCGGCCGCAAATATACTAGGTAAATTTGATATTAAAACATATCAAGTTGACGTTGCAGAAATTAAAGATATAAATTCTCCTATTATTATCGAGTATGCAAAGAAGGTAAGACCTTACGTTTCATTTAAGAAGAGTTCAGCTGGATCACCTGCCTATTCTGCAATGCGGTTAGGTATGAGTGAGAATTTTTCTACGTTAAATGATATAATGGTTGAGGAATTGGGTAAGGTAGGCAGTTCATTGCTTACTGAAGACTTCTTTACGGAAGCACCAAGAGATATGCTAAAAAGAGCAGGCACATTTGCAAAGAATGCCGGCCGTCTTGCATTAAATAGATTTAAAAATGCTATTAAAAAAATTACAGAAAGAATTAAAAAGACTTTGGCAAAAATTGCTAAAGCAGGAAAGAAAATGTTTAGCAATTTATTGAACTTTTTAGGAATAGAAATAAAAAGTGCCACTGGTATCGTTGGAGAGGTAAGCCTATAATGAAACGCTTTAAGGATCATATTCTTAACGAAGAAAAAAATCTCCATATGACGCATTTAGAAGATGCAGTACTCGATGGCGGTGTTAATGGCACGAGAAATGTTATTAATCATTTACGAAATCTAAGAGATATGCTGTCAGGTAATGCTAAGTCATCAGCAGATGTAACAGTAAAATGGGATGGAGCACCTGCCATTTTTGCCGGAAACGATCCCTCTGATGGTAAATTTTTTATTGCCAAGAAAGGTGTCTTTAATAAAAATCCAAAAATTTATAAAACTGAGCAAGAAATTGACGATGATCCATCTATTAAAGGTGATTTGAACTCCAAGTTTAAAGTTGCATTAAAGGAATTTGCAAAGCTTGGTATTGAAGGAGTTGTGCAGGGTGATTTCTTATATACGAAAGATGATTTACAAACGACTAATATTGATGGAGAATCGTATATTACTTTCCATCCAAATACGATTGTGTATGCGATACCAGAAAAAAGTGAACTTGCTAAGAAAATTCGAGGATCCTCGATCGGTGTGGTATGGCACACAACATACAGAGGATCAAGCTTTGAAAACTTATCAGCAAGTTTTGGAGAGGCGATTGTCCCTTCTCTCAAGAAAACAAAAACAGTCTGGGCAGTAGATGCTGTATTTGATGATAAGTCAGGCAGTGCTACATTTACAGCCAAAGAAACAGAGACATTAAATAATATGCTCAGTTCAATAGGCAAACTGTTTAGAACCATTAAAAAAGAAACTTTAAATGGTATTGCAGATAATCAAGAATTAAACATGCGTGTAAATGTTTATATTAATCAAAAAGTTAGAGCAGGTCAGAGAGTAGGAAATCCGAAATCATTTGTTGCTGGACTTACAAAATATATTAATGATTATTATGGTAAAGAAGCAGATAAGAAGAAAACGCAACGTGGCAAAGACACACAGACTGCAAAACGTGATTCCGCATTAGCATATTTTGATAGAGCAAATCAAAAAGAAATTCAAGATCTTTTTACAATGTATAATTTAATGGTAGATGCCAAACATATGATTATTTCAAAGTTGGATCAAGTAGAAGGGCTAAAGACCTTTTTAAGAACAACTAAGGGATACGAAGTTACAGGCCAAGAAGGATTTGTTGCTATTGATCGTATAGGCAAAAATTCATTAAAACTTGTAGATAGACTACAATTCAGCAAGGCAAACTTTTCACCAGAATACATAAAAGGGTGGCAGAAATAATGGCATGGTTAACTGTACCAGGAAGTAATGGTAATTGGGAATATGATAATGCTCCTACGCTAGGGTCACCATTAGCACCAGGGGCAAAAGTACACCCAGACGACCAATACTATCGTGAAGCAAATGGAACTGTAACTGCAGGTATTAGATCCTTTACACCTACGGGTGGAACCCTCCAAGAGACCTATGTAAAATGTCGTAAGGTAACAGGTACCCTTTATCCAGACTCTAATACGAACGGACCTTGGAGTGAATTAAGCAAAAACTATTATGACGGGAAAATCTAATGGCCATTTGGAACAAATTAACACAAGCATACTTACAAGGCAATAAAACATTATTTGAAGCGTTCTTGCTTGCAGATAAAGATGGTAATGTTATTAACTCATTTGGAGTTGCGTCTAATATTCCTATTGCAAACGGTGATGTTGCTGGATACGCAGCAATTCATAAATTTGGTAGAAATCCAAGCATAGGAAACGCGCCAGAAACAGTTTGGATGCACGGCGGCACATATCAATACCTTGATGTTGGGTCAGCAAGTACCTTATATGCATATAGTGCTAACTCAGAAGATTCAGCAAGTGGAGACGGGGCGAGAACCATAACAATTCTGGGATTAGATAACAACTTTAATGAAATAGAAGAAACAGTTACTGTAAATGGAGCGGCAACAACTTTAGAGTTTTTAAGAGTTTATCGTGCTTACATTGCCACGGCTGGGGTTACCACTACAAACGAAGGGAATATTTTAATTTCTACCGGTTCAGGAGGTACAGGAACGGTTCTTGCAGATATTGGACGTATTGGAACTGGAACAACATATGGTTTAGGTCAAACACAACTTGCTCTTTACACAATTCCTGCTGGAAAAACTGGTTATCTTACAACTTGGAATGTTGGCTGTGCTCCAATGAACAATAAAGCTACTGTGCTTTTGAAATCAAGAGAACTTGATGGTGATGCTCCATTTAGAACAAAAGATATTGTAGATTTAGTGGGTGGATATCATACTCAAAATTACTCAATCCCGCTCAGATTTCCAGAAAAAACTGATATTGAAGTAGTGGCATCTGGAGATACAAGTACGATTATATCATCTTCATTCGATATAATATTGGTTGACAACCCGACATAATAATGAATGAATATTAAAGGAGAAATTTAGTTATGGATTTATCATGGCTCGACGACAAAGGTCACCACGGACACATGCACGTTTCTGACGAAGTAGTAGACTTCTGGAGAGAAACAAAAAGAATTACCGGTTGGAAAAGAATGATGGAAATTGGATTTATGGCAGGTCACAGCTCTGCTATGAACCTAGAATTATTCGACGATACTTATGTCCATTCACACGACATTGGCGGGTATCCGGTAACAATGTTAAATCAGGCATCTCATAAAGAACGATATGGTGATAGATTTGATTTTACAAAGGTAAACAGTTTAACTTTAAACTCAGAAGATATTGATTCCTGCAATTATGATATCATGTTTATTGACGGAAACCATGCTGAAGCTGCAGCCAGATCTGACGTAAATTTGTTTTTAAATAGCAATATTAAATATGCAGCAATTGACGATATGAATTATGGCGGTGTTAGTAATGTCGTCAATCCGCTTGTAGAAGATGGAACATTAACAATTCTTAAAGACACATTATATCCAGGAGCCGACGGTAAAAACAAGAGATTTGGTGTTACACTGGTTTCAAAATGAAGTTTTTAATATATCAATACTACAGAGATGCGTCTGTTGAAAATAAGAAAAAAGCACGGTCAAACTTATATTTAGACGTAGGGCATCCTTATCATATGATGTCAAAGCAGTCAATTGAAAAATATGCAAAAAAATATAATATTGATTATAAATTTTTCGACCATGAACTTCCAGACAATCTTCCTCCATTTTATTCCATTTTTCTTCCCTTTACTGAAGGGTGGTGTGATGATTATGATGCTGTTTGCTTTATTGATAGTGACATTCTAGCAACCAAAAAAGCAAAAAATTTATTTGAGTATTCTGCTGCAGATATGTTGTCTGCCATGAAAATGCAATCTGCTGCTCGTTGGAGAGGTAATAAAAATGCTACCTTTTTCCAACAGATTGGTGGTCATTTGAACAGTGGAGTTGTAGTATTTCCTAGAGCAATATATGCTGATATTATAAAGTTTACTAGTACACTAAAAGAAAGAGATGCTAACCGCACACCCATGGAAAATAATTTAGGTGGCTTCGACCAAGGCATGGTAAATACCTTTGTGAGTGAGCAAGGCTGTTTTCACGATCTGGAATATGAATTTAATTTTCATATGGGAAGGCATGAAAAAAATCTGGAAGACCGATTTAACATTAGCTTAATACATTACCATCGAGAATATAAAAAGTGGATGGATAAGGATTGGGAAAATGAGAGTATTTTAAAATGAAAATATTGGTTACTGGAGGTCAAGGATTTATAGGTTCGCATATAGTAGATAAACTCGTGGATTTAGGACATGACGTTTTAGTAATAGACAATAATACGTCAGAGATCCATGAAGAATTTTTAAAGAATCCAAAAGCACAATATGTAAATGCAGACTGTGCGGATTATGATAGAACTCTGACGTGTTATTACTATGCCGATATCGTATACCATTGTGCTGCAGAGTCTCGAATACAACCTTCAATCAACAATCCATTATTATCTGTTCGGACAAATACTCTAGGTACTGCTACGGTTTTACAATGTGCACGTGAAGCAGGCGTAAGAAAAGTTATCTATAGCAGCACAAGTTCGGCATATGGTGGTGTAAATCCATATGCATATACCAAAGTGGCAGGTGAACGTATGTGTGAAATGTACACCGATTTGTTTGGTTTAAAAACAATTATTTTTAGATATTTTAATGTATATGGTCCGAGAGAACCATTGAAGGGACCATATGCACCAGTCGTTGGCTTGTTCTTAAGACAGTTAAAGGCAGGAGAACCTCTAACTATTGTTTCACCAGGTACACAACGTAGGGACTTCATTCACGTCGATGATGTCGTTAGAGCAAATATTATGGCAATGGACAATGATAACCATGGGATTTATAATTTGGGGTTTGGTAAAAATTATTCTATGCTTGAATTGGCAGAAATGATAGGCGGCGATACAGCAATTATGCTTCCCAGAAAGGGAGAGGCCGATACCACACTTGCTGACATAAGTAAAACTACAGAAGTATTTGGATGGAAACCAACAAAAAAATTGGAGACTTATATTGAGAACGCTATCAGAAATTTATAAAGACTATTCGAGACCAGAGCGCTCTGGCGGCGGAGATAAAGGATCTTCTCATAGCTATATTCAAGAATATTATGGCCACGTATTAGAAGATTATAGACCTACATTGAATACTGTATGTGAAGTAGGTATCTTTAAGGGAGACTCTTTGCTTATGTGGAGAGAATATTTCCCAAATGCTAGAATTGTTGGTGTTGATATATCCGTGCCTTCCGATCTTCACAAAAAATTAACTGAAAATAATATTGAAGTAATAATTGGCAGTCAGACAGATCCCAATGTTTTTAAACCTATAACAAATATAGATGTTTTCATTGACGATGGGTCGCATAAAGTAGATCACCAAATAAAAACTTTTGGATTCATGTTTGATAAATTAAATTCTGGTGGAATATACATAATTGAGGATGTAAAATTGACCCCTGCGGTTGGAGAAAGATTTAAAGAGATGAACTCAAATGCAAAGATTTTTGACTTCAGTAAACTTAAAAATAGAATGGACGATGTGATAGTAGAGGTAAGAAAATGAAGGCGTTAATATATCAATATTTTGATAAGCCCGTATCTGCAGACACATCTCAGTATTGGAATTGTGGAGTTCCTTCAATAAAAGCATATGCAAAAAAACACAAATTGGCATATAGATTGGTTAGTGATCCGGCACCTTTCCATCCTCATTACGGTACGCTAATGCCATTTTGGCAAAAATGGTATGATGACTGGGACTGTTTAATTTATATTGATGCAGATGTGTTGGCAATGGTTGACAGCCGCAACATTTTGGATTATATTAACTATGATGAAATTAATATTAGTCATATGAACTCGGGCCCTCTCAGAAAAGACGTGCCTCCTGTAGAGTCACAGCCTCCCTGGGGACCAGCAGGGCATGCTAATGCCGGGGTCGTAGTAATACCCAAGGCAGCATATAAAGATTTTGCAGAGTACCTGGGAGACTTTAGTAGACACTGGGCAAGAGATAAGAATAACGGTAATTGGGACGCTCCAAATACTTTCGGCGGTGGCGACCAGCAAGTTTTTAATATGTATGCCAAAGAAATTAATAGAGCATTGCCTAATCTTTCCTGGCATTTTAATTATCACATGACAAGATATGAACACGACCGCCGGTTTGAATCCTCGCTGATACACTATCACGGCAAACCTGCCAACAGAAAAATAATGATAAATGATTTCCATAATGATAAGAGAGTTATAAAATGACAAAAGTTATATGCATAGGCAGCGGCAAAAACATGCCATTAATAAATCATTGGGATACTGAGGGTATTACTATTTGTGGTGTGAACAATACCTGGAGGGGTACAGATAAGTGGGATGTGTTATTGTACGCAGGAGATTATCCGCATAAAAAAGAAATAACAAAAACAAGAGACAGCCAAATTACCGTATCTCGAGAAGGTGCAAACGGGTTTAAAGAATCATACACAAAAATGGCAGATATGCCGTGGGATAAGGCTAGAATTTATTTGGGCTTACCTATATATTTTACCATAACATATTGGGCACTTTGGCATTTAAAGCCTACTCACATTGGGTTTTTAGGTTTTGATATGAACTATAAACCAGGACCAAAAGGCCAAACAGCTTTTTATGGTGAGGGGCATGATATGAAAACAAGAGGTATACCAGATCCTTTATGGCAATTTAGAACAGTTCCCGAATATAAAGACAGACCTGATATGATGGATGTGCTATTAGGTCGTTTAAAGGAAAGAACCGGGAATACACAATTGTGGAATTTATCGGATGATCCTGAAAGTGTATTGCCTTGGGATAAGTGTACTATAGAAGAATTTAACCGTCTGAAAGTATACTAATAAATAAAATA